TCGATCACGTCAACTTTTTCGCGCCTGGTGGCTCGGTTCGGATTCGGAGAGGGATTATACAAGTCAATTCCAGCATGGATGTCCAAGGCCAAGGCCATCTGGCACAGAATAACCTGCCGCGGGATCTCATCAGCGCCCCACTCGAAGCCTTCGAGCACAAGATTTTTCCTCGGATACGCAAGCGGCTGGTCCCGAGCTACCTTGTCGCCCTTGAGGTTCGGCTCATGCGCTCCGATAAACTCAGCGGCCTGTACAAGCTTGGCGTCTGCTTCAGCATCGTCGGCAATGATAACGCCCTTGCTGGCAGCGTAAGCGATATATTCAGCACGTGTGGTCCATGAGTCCGCCCCGGTTACGATAGTGCCGTCTTCGATTGTTAAAGCCATGTTACGCCTCTATTATAAATCCTTAATCTTTATCCACCCATACACCCCAGGTTCCCACACATTATCAGGCACAGTTGATTCCCAAACCTGCCCACCCTCCGGCCACTCGCACTTAGCACCTAATGCCCAGGCGTCATGCGCCCCTGCTGGCTGATACCGTACCGGATACCCGCTTGCTGCCGGTGCTGGGATCTCCGCAAACAGTGCCGGGGTTACATCAGGCGTCCAGTCGCGCTGCGTGGTGTGCCCTTGGATCACATTATACAGCACCCCATCATATCTCACCGGTTCTGCCTGTCCCCGCTTGCACGCAAGCCCTACTTCCCACGGCACAGCCAAGCTCTCCAGCACAGCATAGTGATCTGCATAGTGGCTCTGAATCGCCGCTTCCGTAGCCTCGTTATCCACTTCGCCAGATTGCGAGCGTACCCGTAGCTGCTCGATAGGTTTGAGTCGCAGCTTGCCGATGTGGCGAGCAGTCTCTTCAAAGCTATCTATCTCCACGGGCTCCGGCTCATCGTCTGATGTGACAATGATCGTACCGGGGCCGCCTGTGCGGAGGAGGACGCCACGGTCTTCTTGGAGGATATAGCCGGTTGCTATTTTAGTTTTCATTTAATAGCCTCCTGTCACAGCTACAGTCCACCCTTTAACCCGGAGGCTATCAACTGCCGCCAACCCATTAACGCCCGTTACACTGCCGTCTGTGGGCTCTGCGTTCGTGCCGGAGATATTAAGCGTCCCTCCCGTACCGCCTGCGGTGTCGAGATCTGCGAGGAAACTATCAACTTCGGTTGCGGTAAGGCTGAGGTTGTAGATTTGAATATTTGTTCCAGACCATGTGGGTAATGCAGTGGAAGTGTAGCCGAATCCTGATGTGGTGCCCAGGTGCAAGATATTCAGCGATGTCAGATTGCTAACTGCTGAAATATCTCCAGATACTGATGTGGTGCCCAGGTACAAGCGAGTCAGCGATGTCAGATTGCTAACTGCTGAAATATCTCCAGATACTGATGTGGTGCCCAGGTGCAAGTAGGTCAGCGATGTCAGATTGCTAACTGCTGAAATATCTCCAGATACTGATGTGTTGCCCAGGTGCAAGTAGGTCAGCGATGTCAGATCGGATAAATGTTTAAGCCCATCACCGTCAATATTTGCGTCGCCAATTAAATTCAACTGCGTCACATGCCCGGCCTCGACATTGACACCGTACCAATTACCCACCACCGGATCAGTCATCCAGTTGGTGTTATTCGTCCAGTTGTCACCATTTGTGGCCTCGTAGAAAGCCATCAGCGCAATGCCCTCAGAATCAGGCACATCGTCAAACAATCCGCTTGCCGCAGTTGTAGTCATGGCGCTTTCGCTTGATCCCCGCACCGCCGTAACACCGAATGAGTAGCTTCCGGCTTCGATGGGGGTGAACGTGTAGTCCGTGTCCTGACCGCTGGCTGCTTCGGTGTATGCGCCGCCGTCTATGGAGACGTAGTAGGTGTAGCTGTCAGCGCCGGTGACTTCGGAGGCGGTAAGAAGGATGCCGCCGGAGGTGGAGTCTATGGTGGCAGAAAGGTTGGAGGGCGCAGATAATGTAACTGTTGCAGCACCCCATGGGCCGACAACTGGGCGGATAATGGGTTGAATTATAGGCTTTAACATATCTATTTCCCTAACATTACAACAGGGCTCCCGGACACATACCCGCCGGAAGGGCAACCAATCCTATATTTTACCCCCGGCTGCATATCCACCAACCGGGTTTCGACATTGCCAGTCCACTGTATAGCATCGCCCCCCTGGTCAGTTACTGTGCGCCACGCACTATCAGCATCATCCGGGAATTGCCGTTGGATCTGTATGGTATTGCCACCCGAATTATCTGCCACAGACACGTTTAACTGAGCTATATTAATGCCATGCACCCAGCTTTCCGGAGAAATTCCATCGCTCCAAGTGTCTTCTGCGCCAATAACCTTCGATACCGATTTCATAACATCCCCCTTCTTTTAATCATGCCCGCTCCACAATCCCATGCTCTTTAAGATACCGCTTATACTCGGTCCTGGTTTCAATAGGCTTTTCCAGGCCGTCGGCAATATCATCATCATCCTGCAGACAACCCCTGACCTGATCGTTTAACCAGGTGGGCTCATCTCTCTGGATGCCGCCATGGCCGGCCACAATAACACGCTTGGCCCATTCCCCGCACTTAGGGCAGCAAACAGCGGTGCGCGGATGATTGATAGACATAAAAAGCTCAAACTGGTTTTTACATTTTTGGCATTTAAAGTCATATAATGGCATACTTTAAACTCCCGCTGTCATTTCCTGGCCTGCCTTCGCAGACTCGGTCATTTCTTCGCGCTGCCGTCCCTGGCCCGCCTCCGACTGCCGGGCCTTCTGTGGATTTTGCGGCCTGTTGCCAGGCCCGCCCTGGGTTTCCTGCAATACCTGCTGGAGCACCTGGGCGTTAAACAGATCGTAGATACTTCCATCACCCGGAGGCTCTTCGGGTAGCCCTGCCTGGACAAGCAACTGGATTGCCTGGCCCATCTGGCCCTCGCCCACACGCTCAATAATTTCCTGAGCACGCGGAAACTCTATGGCCTCAAGGTATGCCTGCCGGTCAATAGCTCCGAGCTGAAACGCTTTTTCCGCATCTGCCCTAAGCTGCAGGGATGTCCTGGGCATGGTGCTGCCGGACTCCACAACAAAATTAAATTCCCGGTCGCGCAAATCCGTACCCCGGAACTGCCCTATTTCGCCGGCTACTTCCACGGCTTCGGTCTGAATGGAAAACTGCTGGAGCATGGACACAAAAGCCTGGCCCCGAAACTCCACCAGCTCATCAACTGCACTGATCTTTTTTTGAATCAGCACAGCATTTCGTTCCTGCAAGGCCATAATTGCCGCAGCTGCAATAACGCCGGTGGGCGCTTCTCCCCGGTCCGCATCCTCGATCTGGTAAATCCGGTCATAGAGCTGGACGAACATATCGAAAAAGTTGAATAACTGCTGGGGCACGTTTGGAACGTCCACAAACCTGATAGCTTGCGCCACGGTAGAATTTTTCGGCTCTAAAACCAGATTCGGCTTTGCTGTAACTGAAGACCTTGGAATTCCGGAATCCTGCGGTATGATCAGCGGCGGAAACATCACCCGGGAGGCCCAGCCAAACATCCGGGAAAACACCTGGTCGATTTTAAGATTAAGATCCCCCACTTGCTCGGCTGCCGAAAAGCCCCAGATGGTTGTCGGGTCCTCGTAGCTGGTGCCAAGGGCAAAGGGAAAACGCCAGAATAGAAACGAGTTTTGCGCGTGCTCCCGGTCAATGTGCGGGTTAATATTGGGGTTGGGCATGTCGGCCAGCAATTTCTGGCCGTTGTTGGTCACAGTAATACAGCGGATTCCACCGGGGTATTTCATGCGCTCGACTTCAGCGGTTACAATGGCCCCGGTTTCCTCATCTTCGGCGACAATTTCCTCAACCTTTTCTGTGGTGTAGTCCCTTACCCACACCTCAACCACCAGCGCTCGTCGCTCCCGGAAATTGCGGTCAGAAAAATCATGGCGGACCAATGAGGCTCGGTTATCATAATGCGCTGAAGGATTGGCAATCTGCTGTTGCCGAACCATGGCCGGCCTGTCATCTTCCCGGTTTTCCCCAAGGATCGAATACACGTCAGAAGGCAAAATCCCGTCCACACCGTAAGCTTCTTCCACCACCTCAACTGTTTCCGGGTAGGCATGGCATACATAAGGCGCATCCAGGCTTATATCATCGTAGTAGCCAGGGGCCGGAAAAAATGCGAAAGGATCAATAACCGCCACATCAGGCCGCTTCTTTTCAGTGTTCCAAAACGGCTTTTCAATGGTGATACCGTAGATCTCCATTTGCAGCACAGTTGTGGACAACTTGCGCTTCTGCCGCGAATCTTTCCACCACTTGGTACCAGAGGCGGTTAATTTGCGGTCGTTTTGGTCCGGATCATCCCCGGACAGGCTCACCACTTCAAATTGAGGATTTCTGGCCGTAATATTGGCCTTGGTGCGCTCCACATTGGCAAAAAAGAGGTTCAGCTCAACAACGTTGTTGGCGTTTTTCATGCGCTGCAGGCTATGGGTGCCCCGGTAAAGTTGGTAATTGGTGGACCACCGCTCAGGCAGGCCAAGCCGGTCCCGCTCTTCCCGGGCCAGCTCAAACATCTGCCAGGCCCAAGCCGCAACATCCTTATCCCCTTCAGGCGGGGGGTTGGCGATTGTCC